CTAGGGCCGCGATCTCGTCCTCGATCGCTTTACGGCGTTTCCCTGACGCATCGGTAAACCTTTGACCGGTCCCGGCGATCTCTAGGATTGCGTCGGCCGCGTCTAACCCGGCGTCGCTTAAGGCTTGTAAATCGGGTTCTAGGTCCTTAACAATGTCGCGAAATGCGCGCGCTCGATCGCCCTCGGCTAATGCCTCGGCTACGCCTCGGAGCGACTTTTCGGCGGCGTCGACCGCGTCGTTAAACTTTTTCTGTTCCTCGGCCGCTTTCTTGGCGCCGCTCTGCCATAAGTCGTAGGCGGCCTTTCCGACGGTAAAACCGACGCCGACGGCGCCGAGCACGCCGAGAGCGGCACCGAGCCCGCTTGTAACCTTGCCGATTTGCTCCTCGGATAGTCCGAGTTGCCCGCCGAATCCCTCGACGAGATCGCCAAGTCCCTCGATGGATTCTCCGAAAGCGAACGCGCTACCGATCGCCCCTGACGCCGGGCCGCCGATGCCCTCGGTTAAATCCTTAAACGCGGTCGTCGTGACGGGTATCCCGTCTTTTCCTGCACGTTTCGCCGAGTCGGACGTCTTGTCGAGTTTGTCGGAGACCTCTTGCAGGGCTTTAGTCGTGGCCGACGTGTCGAGTTTGATATCGGAGCCGTCGAGTTTCTCGACGTCGTCCTCGGCTTTTATGGCGGCGTCGCCGAGGTTCCCGAGGTTCTTAACGGCCTCGTCGGTGTCGACGCCTAATTTAATGTTCGGGTTAGATGCCATTAGCGCGCCCTCTCCACGGCCTTACCGACAAACTTTACCCATTCGCCGTAGACAACTCGGTCTTGGATGGACCGAACCCGCTTAAATGCGTAGCGGATGAGACCTCGACCGGGGACGCCTCGGACGACGATCGGGCCGCGTACCGGGTGCATATAGCCGGGAGCCTTAAGAAAGACGGGTCGTTCTTTTTTCTTGGCGGTCTCTTGCCGTTTCACCCGTTTAGCCGTGTTAACGAGTTGCCCGAACGAGTTACGGTTCCCAGACGACGCTCGGCCCCGCGGATAATTACGGGGTAGCCCGATGAGATGGTCGGCCGTACCGTATTCGCCGACGGCCCATGCCTCGGTCGGGACTAGGTTTATGTTCAGGATAAACCGATTAGAGCCGTCGGGCCCGAACTCGATCTCGTCCCATACCCGGGCTCGTAAACCCTTGTTCTTAAACGGTTTAAGGTCGGCGCCGAGCACGATACGGGCCGCCGTTAAAGCCTCGGCTTTTAACGGTTTCGCGATCGCGATAGAGAAACGGTTAGCCTCGTCGCGGTTCTCGAACGAGAGTTCTTTTACGAGTCGGCTAGCGAATATCGAGATCGGGACGCCGTCCCATTCGCCCATTAGGCGAGGGTCGGGACGCCGTCGATCGGGAGGGTGATCGAGAACTCCAACACGCCGTCGGCCGAGCCGCCTGCGTCGGGGAACTGCGGGATAAGGTTGCCCGAGAGCGTCTTGGTGCCGACGTCCATCACGAACGAGATCGCGGTCCCGGTGAGAGCGGCGGCCCACAAGGCCTCGGAGAACGACCCGACTTTGCCCCAATCCTGATAGGCCGTGATCTGCAACTCGTACGCGGTCGGGAGTTGCGTGGATGCCGGGCCCGAGAGGGTTTGCACGGTGATCGAGTTGTTATTCGCGACGACGGTAGCCGAGTTGATCTGCTCCGAGTAATCGTCGCCGTCGATGGTGACGGTAATGACTTTTCCGGTTGCGATGGCGGTGGCCATAGTTGTTTCCTTATCTTGTGACGGTGACCTGAACGGTCAAATTGTAGGCGGGTAGAGAATGGTCGGATATGTCGAATGTTGCCGGGGTTCCGGAGGTCACTAGGACGCCCGGTAGCGCGGCGATGGTGTCGGCCATGTCCAATAGTACGACGTTCGACGTGTAGTTATTGGGGGGTAGGCCGACGAGGTAGACGGGGAACGTGCAGTCGACGGCGTTACGGTTCGGAGCCGAGAAATCGGGTAGCCCGATGAGGGCGCACGGCGGGTCGACATCTCCGGGGCTCCGAACGACGGTTAGCCCGGCATCATCGAGCGCCGTTTCCAAGAGGTCTCCCGCGTCAACGATCGCGCCCATTATGCGACCGCCGGCCGTTCGATTCCGAGTAGTTGTTTAATGCGGCCGAGCGTCCCGACGGGCGGGGCGATCGGGTTTTCCATAAACGACGAGAACGAGTCCACGGACTGCCGTTCCCGGTATAGGGCGCCCGCATAGAGACAAACTGCCTCGGTGACCTTAGGGGACGGGGAAACGTGCGGGTAATCGTCGTATGAGGCCGCTTTACGTCGGTCGTAACACCATTCGTTAGCGGCGACCGTGCATAAGTCGAGCCAATCGGTCTCGGTTGCTACGCCGATAAAGAGTTCCACGGCGTCGGTGTCGGCCCATGTGACCGGCACGTCGGCTTGCCCGACCGTGTCTACGCCCGCGTGCGTATGATTCCCGTTAACGTAGGAGACCGCTCGGTCGTCGACGTCGATCGCCGTGATTTCGTGGGTTCCGTTGTAGGTGCCGGCCGCGAGAACCCCGGAGACCCGGAGGTCGTAGCCGACGACTAGCCCGGTGACGTCGTCGAGGGTAAGGGTATGGACGCCCGCTACCGCGACGGCGTGCGTGACGTGCTTTAGGAGCGCCATACCCTTACCTTGCCGACTCGATCAGGGCGCGTCGACGAGGGCGACGAACTTGTCGGCGTCGATGACGTGCGAGACCATGTAGCCGCGCCACGCGATCTCCACCTCGGCGGTCGCCGGGAGGTTGACGGAAATGGCGCCCTTGACCTGCTCGAAAACCTCCAAGCCGTCGCCGGTGCCGACGATCAACGTGTCGGGGTCGAGCGCGTTCGACACCACGAGGGTCAGACCGGCCGGGGTTCCCTCGCGGGAGTTGGCCGAGAGCGAACCGAACGTCGACGACGGGTTCAGGGACGGGAACAGGAAATCGCCGCCCGCGGTCTCCAAGACCGCGAGTTCCTTGTACTTGTTCACGCCCGCGAAAATGTGCGTCGGGTTCACGCCGGTAGCGGTCAGGATGTCGCCCGCGCCGGTGTAGATCGCACCGAGCACGTCTTGGGCGCTCGTCCAATCGGCCACGGGGGTCGTGTTGGTGGCGCCCGCCTCCAACACGCCGCACACGGCGGCTTCGGTGGCGCGTGCGTAGGCGCGTCCCAACTGCTCGATATAGAGGGCGACCATGTTTCCGTCGGCGAAATCGACGGCCTCCTCTGACTCGCGGATGAATCCTCCATACAACGCCTTGGTGAGAGTGACGTCGTTGACGATGAGAGCCTGCGACGAGAGCGCGGCGCCCTCTGCCGAGTGGATGGCCACGGTCGGCCGTTGGGTCACGACCGGGCGAATAAACTGCTTACCGGCGCCCGGCATGGCACGAGTGCCCACGGCCGAGATGACCGGACGATAGGCCGCCACCCCGTCGTAGAGGCTTTGCGCGACCGGAATCGGGAGCAGGCCGGGGATGTCGGCCGAGTCGCCCTGCGCGGCCTTGACGGTGGCCATGTCCTTACGGATGACCGCCGAAATGTATTCGGCCGCGGTCACCTTGCGGTTAGCGGCCACGGCCACGGGGGCCGTTGCGATGGTGGCCTCGACGGCCACGGTGGATTCCTGCATTTCTTTTTCCTCCTCGGAAATTGGGGTTTCGGTTTCGGTTTCGGGTTCGGTGTCGGGTTCGCCCTCGACGGGCTCCTCCTCGACCTCGGAGGCCGCGACGTTGGCGACCCGTGCCTCCTCAAACGCTCCGAACGGTAAGAGCGAGAGTTCGCGCATACGCCCGGCCTTGACGACCAACACGTCGCCGTCATAGGTGAACTTTTCGACGTCCACGCCAACCGACACGGCGTCGAGTACGCCGTCGAGCGCCAATCGGAGAGCGATATCGCCCTCGGGCACCTCGGAGATGCGGGCGTCAAATAAGAGGCCGCTATCGGAGTCCTCGATCGCCGACACGATGCCGATGGGTCGGGTCACGTCGTGATCTCGGAGCAGTTTCGGGGCGGGGCCGTCGGTTGGGATGGACCCGCGCTCAAACCGTACCGGGCCGGTAGACGCGTAGCCGACGACGTCCCACGGGACGGCGAGCCCTGAGATCGTGCGGGTCGGTGCGTCGCCCTCGGCGGCCTGTAGCCAATCGAACCGGGCTCCTAATTCTACTTTCATACGTTCGCTCCCGTGGGGGTTTCGGCGGGCGTCTCGGTGTTGTTGTCGAGCGGGTTATTAACCCATGCCGAACGGTCGAGTCGGATAATCTGCCCGCGGGGTGTGATTCGGTCGGACGAGAGGGTCTGCTCGATGACCTCGATAAAGCCAAGGGCGCCGAATAGGACGGCCGACCGGGTGGCGTCTTGCGCGTTGTTGTAGGTCATCCCGGACGACGTGGGGGCGCCGACAAGGTAGGCGGGCACCATCGCGGCGCGGGAGAGATCAAGGGCGGCGTGTTGACGGCCCTCGGTGAGTTGCATCGCCGACGCGTCCACGTTCGTCGGCACGTACTCCAAGTTTTCGGACAGTACGGCGGTCGTGTTTGTGCGGCGGGCGTCGGACCATGTTTCGCCCAATGCCTGCAGAAACTCGGGGTCGGGCGGTTCGCCGCCGGTAACTCGGAGATACCCGGCGGGGAGTTCGGTACACGCGAACCGTTCGGCGGCCGCGTCGAGTTTCTCGGCGATACGGATAGCCCGGGCGCCGGCCTCCAATAGCGGGTCGGTTGGACTGTAGAAAATGACCACGTCCTCCGGGTCGATCGGGACGCCCGCATAGGAGATTGACGAGATACCGCCGATCGGGACGTTTCCGTCCATTAGCGGGGAAACGAGCGACACGTATTCGGCGGGCATCCACTCAAACTCGGCCGGCCGCATATCTTCCTTATACCGGCGGGTAACCCGCCAGTAGGCGACGCCGTAGAAAAGCATATCGTCGAACGTCCAAGAGAGGGTATGGGCGCGGGTCGTCTTGGGGTCGGGTCGGAACTGCCACGGTTCCGGGGGGAGCGGGATTTCCTCTAGGTATTCGCCGTTCCATTGGGTGCCGAATCGGCGAATGGGGAGCGACCCGATGAGTGACGCGTTAATGTCGCGGGCTCGCTTGATCGTGGGTAGGGCCATGGCTCGGGCTCGACCGAATCCGACATTCGCCGAGACCAAGCCATTACCGCCGACCGCCAAGGCCGCGGGCGCGCATGGGGACACGGACGCGGTGAC